CCTGGGATGATTCACCTCAAAGTTGTTGGAGTTGTCCAGCCCGATGATGACAGCGTGATGCTTGGGGTACGCCTCAAGCAATGCCAGCACCGCCTCCTGTCCAAGCTTGGGCGGATAGGTGCGGGTCGGACCGCTGGAGCTGACATGGTAGGCGAAGAACGGCGTGGGTAGCGGCCACTTGCCTAGCTCCTTTAGCTCGTTGTGATCTGGGTCGATGAGGTAAAGCTTCGGCCTACAATACTTCGCCATCGTCTCCTCGTCCCAGACTCCCATCCATTCGTAGATCCGCTTGTAGGCGTTGCCTCCGCCGGTTCCCAGCTTGGTGTTGCCCACCTGACCTGAGAACAAGTCGTCGGTCGGCAGGTGAGCGTCGTAGCTATCCCACGCCTCCAGTGTGCATGGCAGCGGGTACAGCTTGGCACCCAACCCAGCGTAGAGGGTGAGGTTACGGGCGGGGGCGTAAACATCCACCACCCCGCCAGATTCCTGCACCAAGTAGTTGACGAAGGCGGTCGTGATGATGGCATCCCCGATTGCCCCGGCGCGGTACACGGCGGTCGCCCCGCCCGTGGATCTTCCATTGTAGTAAGGCTTGATCTTGTGTGGTGCCGGTACGGCGTCCTCCCATATCGGTCCCGTCAGTTCGTCGGGCAACATATAGGTCGTCCTCGGCCAGAGGTTGTTGTCGTCCACTTTATGAACGGATGAGGTTTGATTGGTCCAGGTTTTCATTGGTTCTCCTTCAGATGCTTCGCCTTCCACTTGTTTTTGCGGGCGTAATTCACCGCACCGCTGTTGATCCCAAACTCGTTTTCAATGTCTTGGTCGCTCATGCCGTTGTGCGCCAGAATCCTCAGAATGTCGTAGCGGGCCTGGACTTGGTGCGGGTTGTTGCCCTTGGTTTTCCTGAGATCCTTCGGCACCCGGATGTACGGAGTCTGCTTGTTGGCCTCCTCGTTCATATAGTCAATCAGCATGGAGGACAACCTGCGGCCAGCCTCGCGGCATCCCGCCAACGATTTCTCCAGAGCGTGTACCCTAGATGACAGGATCTGTATTGCTGTCTTTTCCCGTTCCTGTTGCAGTGTGTTCATTTCTTTTCTCCTTTACGATGATCGAGGCCGCGTCAACTTCCGCAATCATCTCGCGGACCTTGTGCGCCTCGGCGTGTGTGATCTGGTCCCGATGGGCGGCCAACTTTCCCCGCACCCGCGACAAGATGTCGGCAACCCATTTCAACTTCTCGCAAGTCATCCTTTCCGCATCCGAAAGCGACGACCGGCCTTGGGTACGCCAGCGGCACGGAGCGCGATGGCGAGGATCTGCTTCTGGCTGCGCGGCTTTCCGCCAGCGCCCCTGGCTGATCCTTTGCGTTTATTGTCTGCCCGCAGTTCGCGGATGTTTTTTCCGATGTCTTTACCCAATGGCATAGTGACCTCCTTGTTATGCTGTTTCTTCTCCCACCACATCGTCGAACGCCTGCTCTTCGGCGTGGTAGGTTTGTGTTTGTACACGAAGCCAATCAGGCTTGGCAAGACTTTTATTCCTGGTGAACGAGGATTCCTGCCAAAGGATGTTGTTTCCGGGGACACAGGTAATGCGCCCGTTACAAAGCGCGATGAAGTGATGCGACTTGGTCTGGCTTGGCTCCAGGCTGTAGCCGTCCCCATACGGTTCGGCTGTGAATAAATAGCTACCCTTCATCCAATGCTGGCGCGAAGCGAGCCAGACCGAACAGTCCAGTTCCCGCAGGTAATCGTATTCGATTGTGGTGAAATTCCAGCCAAAGCAATCCCAGCGTTGGGCGTCTTTGAGTTCCCACCCCTGGTCGTGACCAACCTGGTCATGTGCGATGGCTGATAGCGGAAGCCCTCGATACAGCGCACCACACTGAAGCATGACCGTACAGCCCCAGGCACGGTGCGGGATGCTGGTTAGTCCAAACCATACCGCATCCTCCCAGCCGTCCTTCTGGCCGCGACTCATCACCGACCTATCCACCGAGACATACAGGTGGCGCGGCAGATTGGCGGCGTGGGTCATTTGTCCAGCCACATCATCGCCAGCGCCACGAATATGGCCAGCAGTATGAAGTCGATGGGCAGGATTTCCATCAGTCCTCCCGGTTGAACCAAAAAATCAACAGGCCAATGACCACACCGGCAAGGCTCGCGCACATGATGATGAAGTCTCTCATTTCTTGATCGTGTTCTTGAGTGCGACAATGAAGGCATAGTTGAAGAGCGCCTGCTTGTCCTTCTTGATTAGGCGCAACCCGATCTTGGCAATCTTATCCAGGGTCTTGTTGTCCACGTCGATGTCCAGTTCCGCCATCTTGACCTTGCGCTCTGCCAGGATCTTTATTTGTCCCAGTTTCGCCACTGCGACCTCTCCTCTCTTAACTTTGCGAATATCCATGCGACAAACCCTATGGCACCGCCAACGAGGCTGATTGCGATCCCAAGGCAGACGAAGAGTGCGACTCCGTGTGCGAGAATTTCAAGCCCCAGTTTAATGTGTTCCATTTGTTTTTCCTTTCCACCACCCGGTTCAGGGTTCGCTGGTCGATCTCGACCCCCGCAACCCTGCACCAGAAAAGCACTGTGCCGTCTTGGAAATCGTTGACAAGCTTTTCCACTTCCTCTGGCTCCGTGTATTCCGAACAGTCCCTAAGCCCAGATGTCTCGCCTGTCATCTTGATCCCGTCCAGCACCCCGCGCCTCTGGAGCAGGCGCACATCCTGAATGGCGCGGATGACGATCTCACCCGCCAGTTGGCGGATGCGTTCGTCCTCGTCCCACTTGGTTAACTGCGCCGAGACCATTTCTTCTTCATCTTTCCCGCCCGTTGGCGGCACCACAAGCTGTACATATTCCACAACTCGGCTGCATCCTGCGCCGAAGACTTGTCCGTAAATTCGGATGTGATGGGCGGAAGCCCATTCGGAGGTTCTGCTCCCCACAGACGGGGACCAATGGGGTTACCGAATAGGGTTTGCAGGACATACTTCCCGTCCCGCTCGACCACCTTCACCGGCGTCATCGTCCCACCTCCTTCCACTTGGCGTCGTCCGCCGCAATCGTCTTGGCCAGCTTGTCCAGATCCGCGCTCTGGCCTGCGTAGTGGATGATCTTGGCGTCCTTATACCGATCCAGCCCGAAGTGCGACTCCACGCTGGTCATGCAGTTGTAGGCGGGGTCCAGATTGCAGGTCGCAATCGACCATAGGTGAAGCTGGATGTTGAGCCAGGTCTGCTCGGCAAAGTGGTTTGGGAACAGCCCCAGCGGAGGCAGGGACAATGCGCCGATGGCCTTGTTCGTGATAACAAACACGCCGGTGTTGAAATAGAACTTGGGTTGCCACTCGGACGGAAGGCCGTAAGTCTCGGCCAGCCTCTTCATCTCAGGCTTGCGGTCCAGATACTCACCCTCATCGAACGCCATGAATGTGCTATCCGGCTCGGCCTGTAGGGTCAGATCCTCGCAGTCCTGCGCGATCAAGACATCGCAGTCAACGAACGTGGCCATCTCATATCCGCGTGTGGCCATGATGTTCCCGATTGCCGACTTGGTGTACTGCGGTGGTTCGGCCAAGGGTTTCTCCATCGATATGAAATCCTGCCCGTGGCGCTGGCAGTAGGCTTCCATGCGCGGGCGGGTCAGCTTGAGGATCTCCAGCCACTTGTCTCCGAGGGCTTGAGTGATGACAACCTTCTTCATTTGCAGTCCTTCCATATCACGCCATTATCATCCAGGTCGCTGCTTAAAAGCATTAGCTTGTTGTAAAGCGAATAACCCCAGCCCATCTTGAGAATAGTCTCGCTGATTGCGTGGCCGATGGCGTAGCAGACACAGGACAAGACCAGCTTCATTTCTTCACATCCTTCAGGTCCACCCAAGCTTCGAGCGGCAAGCCCGCTCCGACAAAGCACACCTGCTGCTCCTTCTTCTCCTTTTCATTCATGGCGTACAGCGCCCATCCGCCGTCCACCTTCTCGCACTTGGTAAACTTCATACCTTCTCGCAAAGAATCTCGTCGGCCTCTTCCAATAGGAGTTGCTCGGCAAACTCCAGCAAATCGGCTTCCGGGTTCTCGATGTCCTTGTCGCCGTGGCAGACCGAGATGCGCGACAGGCTCATATCGTAAGGCACATCCGCCATGACGTGTTCGCGGTAGCCTTCTGGTCCGATGTCGATCTTGTGGGTTTTGTAGTCCACGTCTGCAAAAGCCGTGATGGCCTTGCCGCCCCAGATGAATGTCACGCTGATGTCCTCTAGTTTTTTCATAGTCTTGGTACTTCCTTTTTAACCTGCGCCCAGACGAACAGCGCACGGACCACGGCTCTTTCGAGATGATCCGCCGCCGTCTCGCCGTTGTTATCCGGGCAAGGCGTTGACTTCTGCAACTGCAACATTGCCGTGGATAGGTGACGCATGGCGCGACCTATATGATAGTCGTGAACAGGCTTGTCAACATGAAACCACTCGCCGTACTTGGACTTGTCCGAGCCTTTGCCCATCACCCGCCAGACAATCTCCTCGGCGGCTTTGCCCATGTCCTCGATGGTCGGAGGGTTCATAACTTCATCCCCGGCGGGACATACTGCTTCGCCCAAGACCAGACCTTCAGCATCGCGCTAAAGGCGATTCCGGCCTGGTAAAGCTCCTCCTCATCCCAGACATGGTGCTTGATGGATTCCGGGTCATTGGACGCCAGCACCACCGACACACACGCAGCCTTGGGGTTCTCCGAAGCCACGCGGTAAGCCCAAAGCTGGGCGCAATCGGTGTCGTAGAACGGGTCGTACTTGGGATTAACCTTTCGGTTCTTCAGGTCGATGATGGCATCGCCAATTCCTCGCATCCGCACATAGGCATCGCATCTCCCAGCGTAACCAGCACCGACAAGGGCTTTTTCGCACCAGTAAGTTTTCTCGATGTTATCTTTCGCCCATCGGCTGAAAGTCCGTATGTATGGTGCGAGACTTCCATCCTTTGAGTGCGGGCGTCCCAAGAGTATATGCTCCATCTGTTCATGCATGATGGTCCCATGTTCTGCCGCCTTGGTTGTGGCTTGCTTGGAATCCTTGACGATCCGTTTGGCGTATTCTTCAAGCGTTTCATTGTCTTCCTTGGGAAGCGTGAGCGAGGACATGATGGCCTGCTCGATCTTCCAAGATGTCAGTTGCGGCTTGTCCATGATCCCCAGCACGCTGGTGACCGATGGCAACAGCCCAAGCTTGCGGGCATCCGCAACCGTGGTGTTTCTTTCATTTCCGTTTTTACCAAGGATCACATGGGCTGACTCGCCATCCTCGGTGTACCAATGCCCGCTCTGGTCCGTTTGGACCAGGCGGGATTGGCTCGGCTCTTTCTGGGTGAGAGTAAGAGCCACTGGATTAGAACGGGATAGAATTGCCGTCTGCGTCGGTATCCCCGCCCTGCGGTGCCGAAGACGCACCCTTGGCCGAGAACTCCTTCGATGACCGAATCTTCTCCTGTAGCCACTCCGGCAGTTCGCCAAACTGGCCACCCTCACCCTGCTCGATCTCGTAAAAGACCTGACCATTCTGTGTGGTGGCTGGGGCTTTCATGCCCTTGGGCAGCTTGGCCATTCCCTGAATGGCGCAGTATTGGCGCCCGGCCTGGCTGGTCTTGTGAACCAGTGTCAGCAGGCAGGCTTTGCCCAAGAGGTTTTTTAGGTTGAAGGACGCAAGCTCTTTGGATGTGAACGCTGCCCCGCGCCACTGCTCAAGCAGTTTGCGTAGGGTTGCACGCTCGCCAAGGCTGCGGGTGAGTTCGATGGAAACGACCATCGGCTTGGTCACCTTGGTCGTCTTGCCATTCTCCACGACCTCGCCTTCGATTACCTGGTCGGGCAACTCGAACGCCAAGCGGAGTTTCGGGGTCCACTTCTCCTCGCCGTCCCAGGACACCTTCTGGGTGCCAAGGTCGACAAGGCTGAATAGAACGCCTGTGGTTGCTCCGGCTTCGGGCAACTGGCGTTCCGTGTTTTTGCTGGTTTCGCTTAATGTTAGTGCCATGTTATTTGTCCTTTCAGTTTATTTTGTTTGGGTTTATTGGGGTTGAAGGCAGTACAAATCCCTGCGCCACGGTTGTTGCTACAGGAGTGGTGTGGACAACGTCAACGGTAAAGTTTGGCGGGGCTATATGGCGGGCGATTTCGCATAGGTCATCGGCCTCAACAATGGCCAGCCACTTCTTCTCGCCGTTACGCCGAAAGAACACCGCCGGGATCTTGCCATCGGGCGCATCGCCCTTGGCCTGTTGCATCCATTGTTCAGGCTTGATCTGCTGGCATCGCTTGACCTCGCAGTGGAATGGGAAGTTCGCGCAGACGACATCTCCAGACCCGCCTTCGGGATCGCCCGCATATTGTTGGGAACGCCTAGCCTTTTGCCATCCTTGTTCACGGAGATATGATGCGAACTCCCGCTCGCCCGCCGCGCCTTTTCGTCTTGAGTTTATTGCCATAAAAGCTCGATGGTAACATCACTGTCAAGCGACCCCTGCAACGCCAACACGGGTCTGGCCTTCTCGCACTTCTTGGAAAACTCGGCCATGGCGCGGTGCGTTATAGTGAATGTGGAATTGCTTCCCTCGCAGCAGGCCGCGCCCAGCACCATGCCCATGAGAATTTTCTGCGAGTATGCGTCCATGCTGGACAGCAGGATCTTGTGGTCGCCGGGTAGGTACATTGCGACCCCGACTTTGGGCGGCGGCAAGCCCGCCGTCAACAACTATTTTTTGGCTTTAATATCCTCGTCAAAACAGCGAAGCAACCCCGCCCCAGTCATCTTCTTGGCGATGTGCGGATGCCTGCGTAACCATGCGGCGGCTTCCTCCACGGAGTCCATCTTGGCCACGGCGTTCTCGAAGATCCGCCATGCTTCCTTGGAGGTTAGAGATCGCCTAATATACGCCATGATGAACCCGTTCTTGGGTATAGTTTTTTACTGGAGGTGCGACACTCGCTGGCTCTGAAAAGCCAATAGAGATCGGTGTCCATGGCATAGCAGATAATCCGATCCACATCGGATTTGTAGTATTTAACCTTGGTCTTGTTTCCCTTGCAGGTGACAAAGCGATAATGGGCTTTCCTGACCTCCATCCCCGATGTGGTCTTGACCTGCAAGCGGTGGAACTTGCCGTTCTTTTCTGCCACCAGATCGTACCCAGCGTAGTCTTCAATCGGGATCAAAACCTGGTAGCCGCACTGAAGCAACGATGCCGTCACCTTGGCCACACCGACTGCTCCTATTTGGCGGTTGGATAATTTCATGCTTGACGGTTAGGCTCGGATGGTGGAGTTTTTACGCATGAAAGCAACACTAATTCTGATGGCCCTGCTTGTGGCAGGGGTGAGGGCGGATGACCTTGATGATTATGTGGCCGCAGTTTATGGCGGAAATGGTGATTTTGTGAGGGTTGGAAGCACTTATGTTGGAAGTCACGACATTATCACAAAGGCCGGAAGTGCTTATGTGTCCTCTCGCGGAATTGCCACCAAGGCTGGAAGCACATATATCAGCGAGGATAATGAGACAGTCGTTAAGGCCGGAAGTGCGTTTGTTTCAGATAACGACATCATTGTAAATGCTGGAGATGCGTATTCTGGCGGCAACGGTATAAGCTATAAGACTGGATTTTTCCTGTCTAAGCCATAGTTATCCGGCCATCCCAAACAAAGAAAATCTATTCCTAATCCTGTTCTCCAATCCCTGCAAAAATTTCCTTCTTGCCGGATTGGATTGCGCCATTGCGTACTCGTCCTGAAGCTGGGCGTTGCTGGCCGCTTGCATAAGCGACCTCGGCTGAACGCTCTGAATCGCTTTAAGGGTTTGTGGTCCAAGCCTCCCATCCACGGCCACCTTGATCCCAAGGTCATTTAATCCTTGTTGGATGTATTTTGTTGCCCCACCTGCGCCGCGATTAAAGGCCATGTCCTGAACAAATGCCTTCATTTCGTCGGGCATTTTGTCAACAATAGGAGCCGTGTATTTCCTTATGTATCTTGCGGCCTCAATTTCCCTTTGCTCTGGTGGCAAATTTGCCAGCCTCCTAGCCTCTCCTGGGTGATACCTGTCATTGATACCAGCAACCTCATAGGTTCCGCCCATGTCTCCAGATGGAAGCTTGTACACGGCCACATTCCCAAGCTTATCTCGCCTCGCCTCAAGATTTACGGTTTGAAGCGCGGCTGGCAGCAAGGGGTCAAGATTATTTGCGTATTGATCTGTTTTCATCGGTGATATTTCCCGCCTTATTTCATCTTCCCTATTTTTAATTTCAGGCAAAGATGGTTGAATTTCCCTTCTGACGGCCACATCCCTTGCGCGGTTGTCTATATCTCCAAATTTCCTAATCCCTCCACCTACAGATCCAAATATGTCAAATCTGGCCATTATCGACCCAACCTTCTGGCCATTTCCTCCCTTTCAAGCATAGAGGCAATTTCGGCCAAGTCTGGATCATTTTCCTCTTTTGCGATTGCATTAAGATTGGATATTGCTCCTGGTATCGCATCCATTGGTATTTCTGAATTTTCGGCAAGCCATTTAACATACCTTGGATTCGTAAAGGCTTTTGCCGAAACTCTTGAAATTGCGGATGCCGAAAGTAGCCCAGCAAGAAGCCTGTACTGGCCTCCGGCAATGGCTGTTGCGATAACGGCCAACGAAGCAGGCGTGATTCCAGCCGCAGCCGTTCCAGATGGGTTTGCCAAAACCCTTGATCCCTCCCTTATCTTGGAGGCTGTTTCTGCAATCTTATCCAGATTCCTTCTATAATCCAAGCCAAAGCGATTGAATAAAATCTTTTTGGCATCAGGGCTTAGCTTGTTCCAATTCGTAAGAAATCTTTCCGAACTAAACACATCGCCAAGGTCATCCTGCTGTCCTGGGAGGGCGCGACCCATCTTGGCGATATATGCCGAGGCAACCGCCTTTTGCTCCTGCTTCGGTATGCTTTGCATGATTGCGCGGAGTCTGGTTGCGCCAAGTTCTGTACCCTCAAAAGCTGCGCGGTAAATCTTTTCCGGCTCGTTTTTGTCTATGAATCCCTGAAGCTTTTCAGCCCTTTCATGCAGGGATCGCGTGTATTTGTTTGCGCGACTTAATGCGGTTACTGCATCAGCACCAGATTGTTTGGCGGCTTCCTTTAGATCCTCCGAAAGTGCGCCATAAATCTTTTTATACACGCCTTGTGGCACATTTGATAATAGATTTACGGATGAAAGTTTCTCACCTATGCTTGATCTTAGTCCCTTTAACGCCGAAAACGGAATATCGCCCTGAGCGTTAAGCAGATCAGATTCAAGATCGCGCTTAAGATTTGCTATTTCTTGGCTGATAATAAGCTGATTTCGAGATAGCGCTGGCGCACCCTCAATCGGTCTGGATAGCTCCTCAAGTGCCGCATAGGTGTTTTTTGCCTTAACTGGCTGGAACCTTGGAATAACCTCATCAAGTCTATTATAAAGCCCAGACTCAATGGCTCTGGCTCTGGGCAAAAACACATCCTGAACACCGCGCTGGATTCCTGCACCAGCAACGGTAGGCTCTCGAACCTGTGAAAGCCTTCCAGCCATCTCCTCAACCATCTTGCCAATTTCCTCTTGTTGGCTAATGGCTTTTTCACGCATAACCCCAATCGCACCAGGTATGCGTCCAACCGAACTTTCAAGACCTTGAATTACCGTTTTGCCTGTTGCCTGTCCGGCGGAAGGAGTTGTGCCAGCCGCCGCGAATGTTTCTAGGTTTCTTCGTATTTCGTCTGGAGTAGCCCCTGCCCTGCCAACCTGTCTTGCCAATGCCCCGGAAATCGGAGCAACCGCAGGAGCCAGACCGCCAGCTATACCCGCCGCAGTCTGGCCAATCGGACCGGCACCGGCTTCCTGCGCGATGGATGATGCCACACCACCAGTTATTCCAGAAACGGCCTGCATCGCTGGTCTTTCCGTCAGAGTTTTGCCAATTTGCCTTGCCAACGGGGAAACCGCCTCTTCGGCAAGTCTTCCAGCACTTATGGGACCAATCATGCCGGTGGTTGTCTCGATGACCCTTTCGGCCATTCGCTCTTGCGCTGTTGCTGGCCTTGGCAAGCCTATGTCGGTTTTAATTTCCTCTAAAATATCGCTTAATGGCTTGCCCCTACCAGTAAGGGATGAATAAATTTTTGATCCGATGTCTGTTAGGAACCCGGCGGTCGCACCGGCGGCCGCGCCTGGGGCTGCTCCAATGCCTCCAACCATAGCCCCAATTCCGGCACCAGTAAGTGCGCCCAGTGTGGTTGGGCTTATGGCGGCTCTGGTGGTAAGCCCAGCCTGCCTTCCAATATACTCACCAGCACCGGCAGGAGAAACAGCTTGTTTCGCCTCGGAATAATCTTGAACTACTTTTTGGGCAATCTGGTCCTGCTGGTCTTCTGAAAGACCATCTGGAACTTCGATTTTTCCAATTCCTTCAATTTCTATGAAAGCCATTATCTAGACCGTATGACCTGACCCGATGGATCAATGGTATATTTTCCGATTACTCCACCAGTAGAAGGCTTTTCCTGATCCTGCGTCGTGGCCTCCCCGACTCCACCCATTTGCAATGATCTTGGAATTTCAAATCCGGCCTCTTGGTAAGCCTGAAGCTTGTCCAAATACTCCCTTCTGCGTTGAGCGGTAAATGTTTCAAGCCTCTGTGCGAAATCTCCTGCGTATGGATCTCCTATTTCCTGTAAAAATCTTTCCGCCTCGGACGGAGTTACTGCTGCGCCAGCCCTTGCCTTCAGGATCTGGTTTCTAACGCCTGAGTAGGCTTGATTCATGGCCGTAAAATCTGGGCTTTGGCCGAAGGCCGCCAATCCTGCCTGAACGCGACCAGCCAGCGGGCCGTAAAGATTGGGTTGCGTTTTCTCAATAGCCCTTGTTCCAAGATCAACAAGATTCTTATATTCCACAAGCTCTTCTGCCTGTTTAATTGGAAGTTTCTTGAAATTGTCCTTAACATTCTTGAATTGCATATCGCGAACGGCCTCAAGTGCGGATGCGCTATACATATCTCCAGCCTGCTTGGCTTGGTCAATTTGCTGGTTGATGGCGGCAAGTCTTTGCGCCCCCATCTGTGTTCTCCTGTTAAGGATGTCGTTTACCTGATCCTCTGGGATAACTGTTGGGATTTGTCCAAGACCCTCAACTTGCCTTGTTCCGCCTAGTTCGCCAAGCCTTGCGTATGCGGCGGCTCTTCGGCCGGTTGTTGCTTCTGGTGCGCTCAGGGCTTGAAGCTCCACGTCGATTGCCTTAGCCCTTGCCTCTGGATCTTCTTTTGCTAGCTGAGCCTCAAGACTTCTCGCCTGCAATTCCCTTACCCGCTGATCTAGCTCCATCTGCCTGTCCTCTTGCTCGTACATTTTCTGTTGCCAAGGCAATGGAATCAATGGTCTGCCCTGCGCCATTATGCACCTCCAATTTCTGTAATTTTAGAATCCATCCACTTACGAATGATCGCCTTGATTCTTGGCTTATTTCGAATTGACTCGGCAATTTTTTCGCCATGCTTGATGTAATAATTTCTAAGGTTATCGGATGCCTTCGTAAGAATCCATTCCCTAAACTTCATCCACTTTGGATTCTCAACCCCGTATACCTCTCTGGCTACCCAACAAATAAGACCGAACGGAGCCACTTTACCAAGTATGTCTGCGGCTCCTCCAGCAAATGCAGCAAACTCTTGGCCTGGGCTACGATAGCTTTGAGCAATCGCCCCAACCTGCGCCCCATAAGTGCTGGCGCCGTATTGTGCCTGCGACCCATAAAGCTTATTAAACTCAGCCGTCAGTGCCACAGGGATCTCAGGGTTGGTGGTCTGATAGAAGTTCTGCGCCGTGCTGGGAGCCATCGCAAATCCGCCGGGGCCAGCCATCGAGGCCGCCACATAGTTCTGCATTGCTGCCTGTTGTTGCTGGGTTCTGGCCTGCGCCAGGTTGGCGATGGACGGGCCACCGGCGATGAAGCCTGCCGCCGCACCGAGGCGTTGCTGGGTCAGCGCATCGCGGAGCGCAAGGTCGCGGGCTTGAGCCGCGCCGGTCGTCTCGCCGGAACCAAGGAACTGCATCGCCGCCCCGTAACGCGCAAGCTTGCGTTGTTCACCGGCGGCACCAATCTGCGCCGCTTCCTGCACTGCCGGTCCAAGGCCGAAGATGTTTCCACGGGCGGTCTGGGCGGCACGGACGGCCTGCTCGTAGCCACGCCTTTCC